AATCGAAATTTGAAACTGGAGGATCAAAATGAGTGTCGTTCAAGAACCTGAAGTGAAGTGGACGCCCGACCAAATGGTGGAAGTGATTCTTAACGAACCTGATGACTTTCTAAAGGTACGTGAGACTTTGACCCGAATCGGAGTTGCTTCAAGAAAAGAAAAGAAAATCTATCAGTCTTGCCATATTCTACACAAGCAAGGTAGATATTATCTCGTTCACTTTAAGGAACTGTTTGCTCTGGATGGCAAACACGCAAACCTGACTGTGAATGATGTTCAGCGTCGTAATCGTATCGCCCAACTTCTTGCTGATTGGGGTCTGATCACGATTGTTGATGTTAAAAAAATCCAAGATATTGCTCCCTTGAATCAAATCAAAGTCCTTGCTTATAAGGATAAGGGAGATTGGATTCTCGAAACTAAGTACAATATTGGTGCTAAAAAGAAAAAGGTAGAGGATGCCGAATAAATAAACGTGAGACCTTTCGTGCGGTCTCTACGAAAGTCGGAACACCCTAAAGAGAGGTTCGGTTTTTACCGTTCCTCTCTTTTTCGTTTTATGATTAAATAATATTGGATGCCGAAAGGGTCCACACAACACAAACTCGCTTTTAAAGGAGCTACTATAATGACTAACCTCATGCGCTATACTGCGTCGGATCTTCCTGCACTGATGGATAGAATCACACGCAACAGTATTGGGATGGATGAATACTTTGATCGTCTTTTTAATCTTCATGAAACAACTTCCAACTATCCACCTTATAACCTTGTTCAGGTAAGTAACGTAGAATCACGTTTAGAACTTGCACTTGCTGGATTTAAAAAGGAGGAAGTTAATGTATACACAGAGTATGGAAAACTTTTTGTCGAAGGACAAAAGGAGGATAGGGAATCTGATGCCAACTACGTCCATAAGGGATTGGCTCAACGATCTTTCAAACGGGCGTGGACTCTCTCCGACGATACAGAAGTACGAGAAGTTACCTTTGATAACGGATTATTGACCATTAGACTTGGTAAAATTGTCCCCGAGCATCATGCACGTAAGGATTATCTCTAAATAAAAATAAAAATGAAATCTTTCCACCAGTTTCTTAACGAAATAAAAACGATTTCGTATCCAGCGGCAAAACCACATAAAGTTTACCATAAAGGAAAGGTGACAAATGTAGGTGCTGGAAGAGCAGTTCCAATTAATCCAGGAAGTGGTGCTGGTGATGGTGGTGGAAATGGTAATGGTGACTAAATACAATTGAATATCGTCGGCGCTGTGCCACGGGAGGCAACTGGCAAAATCCAGTTGACGCCTCCCTTTTTTCTTGCTATAATGAAAATACAATAATGAACCGAAATGGCAATTAAATTAATTTTACTTAAATCGGGAGAAACAATTATTTCCGATGCCAAAGAATTGGTTACTCCAGAAGCAGAAACTGTAATTGGTTATATCTTTAACAAACCACATAAAGTAAATGCTAATAGACCTGTTGTATTTTTGGCAGAGGGTGAAGATCCAAATGCCAAAGAAAGGAGTGTAGAAGTTACTTTGTCTCCTTGGATTCTTCTGACAAAATCTGAGGACATTCCTGTACCAACTGACTGGGTTGTTACTGTTGTTGATCCACTTGATTCTGTAGTAAATATGTATCAGGAGAAACTCAATGCAAATTAAATGTATTTTAATCAATGTTGATAATGTATTGATTACTCAAATTGAAGAGGTTCCATCTGAACTTGGGGAACCAGATTGTAAACTGATAAAACCTTATAGGTTTCTTGGTGAAGGAAAAATGCAACCTTGGTTAGGTGATACTCAGATTACTGATCAGGATGAGTTTATGATTCATTCCGATAAAATTTTAACTATTTTTGATCCAACAGAAGAAATCATTGAAAAGTACAAAGAACTAATTACAGAATGAGATTTTATACCAACGTCCAAATGGTCGGAGATCATTTTCTCGTTCGTGGATATGATAATGGAGAACATTTCATGGTCCGCGAGAAGTTTTCTCCGACTCTTTTTGTCCCTGCTAAAAAACAAACTAAGTATCAAACTTTAAGTGGTGAATATGTAGAACCTATCGAACCAGGTTCTGTTCGTGAGTGTAGAGACTTTATTAAAAAGTATGATGGTGTAGAAGGATTTAAAATTTACGGTAACGATAGGTATATCTATCAATACATTTCTGATAAGTATCCCGATGAACAGATTATCTTCGATATTGATAAAGTTAAACTAGCAACTCTTGACATTGAGGTTGCATCAGAGAACGGATTCCCTGATGTGGAATCTGCTGCAGAAGAAATTCTGCTGATTACGATTCAGGACTATACAACAAAACAAATTTACACCTGGGGTCTTGGGAAGTTTCAGAACAATCAAGCAAATGTAAAGTATCGTGCTTTCTCAACCGAATATGATCTTCTCAATGATTTTATTCATTGGTGGATGGATAATACACCAGAAGTTGTAACTGGATGGAACAGTAAACTGTACGATATTCCTTACATTGTTCGCCGCTTGGATCGTGTTCTGGGTGAAAAACTAATGAAGCGTATGTCTCCTTGGGGTCTTGTGACCGAAGATGAAACATATATTTCTGGACGTAAGTATTTGTCTTATGATATTGGAGGTATCTCACAGTTAGACTATCTTGATCTTTATAAGAAATTTACTTATACCAACCAAGAATCTTATCGCCTGGATCACATTGCAAATGTGGAACTGGGGCAAAAGAAACTCGATCACTCTGAGTTTGATACTTTTAAGGATTTCTATACCAAAGGTTGGCAGAAGTTTGTAGAATACAACATTAAGGACGTGGAACTTGTTGACCGTTTGGAAGACAAGATGAAACTCATCGAACTTGCTCTTACGATGGCATATGACGCCAAAGTAAACTATGAGGATGTATTCTTTCAGGTTCGAATGTGGGATACCATCATATACAATTATCTTAAGAAAAGGAATATTGTTATTCCACCTAAAGAAAAGAGTGAAAAAGACTCTAAGTATGCTGGTGCTTATGTAAAAGAACCTATTCCTGGAAAGTATGACTGGGTTGTGTCTTTTGACCTCAACTCGCTATACCCTCACCTCATTATGCAATACAACATCTCGCCAGAAACTCTTCTGGATGAGAGACATCCAAATGTGACTGTTGATAAGATTCTTAATCAGGAAATCACTTTTGAGTTGTATAAAGATAAGGCGGTGTGTGCTAATGGGGCGATGTTCCGTAAGGATGTGCGTGGGTTTCTTCCTGAACTAATGGAGAAGATCTATAAGGATCGCACCATCTATAAAAAGAAAATGCTTGCTGCAAAACAAGAGTATGAAAAGAAAAAGACGAAAGAGTTGGAAAAGGAAATTGCAAGATGTAACAACATCCAAATGGCGAGGAAGATTCAACTTAACTCTGCTTATGGTGCTATCGGCAATCAGTATTTCCGTTATTACAAACTAGCAAACGCTGAGGCAATCACCTTGTCAGGTCAGGTTTCTATCCGTTGGATTGAGAACAAGATGAATGCCTATCTGAATAAAATTCTCAAAACTGACGGAGTAGATTATGTTATTGCTTCAGATACTGACTCTATCTATCTTAATATGGGTCCTCTGGTTGAAAGTGTATACAAGGGAAGAGAGAAAACTACTCAAAGCATCGTTTCGTTCCTTGACAAGGTGTGTCAAGTGGAACTTGAAAACCATATTGAGGGTTGCTACCAAGAACTGGCGACCTATGTAAATGCTTATGACCAGAAAATGCAGATGAAGCGTGAAAACATTGCTGAGCGTGGAATCTGGTTAGCAAAGAAAAGATACATTCTTAATGTGTGGGATAGTGAGGGTGTTCGTTATGAAGAACCTAAACTTAAAATGATGGGTATTGAGGCAGTTAAGTCTTCTACTCCTGCTCCTTGTCGTAAGATGATTAAAGATGGTCTTAAGTTAATGATGAGTGGAACTGAGGATGAAGTAATTGAGTTTATCGATCAGTGTCGAGAATCATTTAAAAAAATGCCTCCCGAAGAAGTTGCTTTTCCAAGAACAGCATCTGATGTTCGTAAGTATTATTCTTCTTCCAGCATTTATGCTCCTAAAACACCGATTCATATCCGTGGAGCACTTCTTTTTAATCATTATGTAAAGGAAAAAAAACTTACTAATAAGTATTCTTTAATTAATAATGGTGAAAAAGTAAAATTTATTTTTCTCAAAAAACCAAATATTATTCAAGAAAATGTTATTTCGTTCATCCAAGATTTTCCCAAAGAACTTGGTCTTGACAAATACATTGACTATGAATTACAATTTGAAAAGAGTTTTGTAGATCCACTCAAATCTATTCTTGATGCGATTGGATGGAAAATGGAAAAAACTGTAAACCTTGAATCATTTTTTGCCTAATGGATTTGCCTATTAATGATAACGAACTGGATACAATTGTGAAGGCACTTGGTTTTGGTGGAGATGCTGCATTGTATCATAAACTAAAACTCGTTAAAGAACTTAAAGAACAAGGTTTACCTTATAAAAAAATACTTCGTGAACAATACGGGATGGTATGCTGATGATTAAACTGAACTATTACGTTAAAGAGTTTCCAAACGCAACACTCTTTAAGTTCTTTAAAACTGAAGAAGCAGTAGAGATGTTTAAATCTCAACATCCAGATTATGTTTTTATTGGAGATGAGTGATGGATTTTCTTAAAGAAATTGTAAAAGAAGTTGGTGGTGAGTACACCAAACTTGCTTCTGATATTGATGAGACTGAGACTTATGTTGACACGGGTTCGTACATTTTTAATGCACTGGTTTCAGGTAGCATATTTGGTGGCGTATCTGGGAATAAGATTACTGCTATTGCTGGAGAGTCTTCTACTGGAAAAACTTTCTTCTCTCTCGCTGTGGTTAAGAATTTTCTTGATAATAACCCCGATGGTTATTGTCTCTACTTTGATACTGAAGCTGCCATTACAAAGTCACTCTTGGAATCGCGTGGCATCGACACATCTCGTCTTGTCGTGGTTAATGTTGTCACCATAGAAGAGTTTCGTAGTAAGGCACTCAAGGCAGTTGATATTTACTTAAAAAAACCTGTAGATGAACGCAAACCTTGTATGTTCGTGCTAGACTCTTTGGGTATGCTCTCTACTGAGAAAGAGATCACTGATGCACTGAACGATAAGCAGGTTCGTGATATGACTAAATCACAACTTGTCAAAGGTGCTTTCCGTATGCTCACTCTTAAGTTGGGACAGGCAAACATTCCAATGATTGTAACTAATCACACTTACGATGTTATCGGTGCTTATGTTCCTACTAAGGAGATGGGAGGTGGCAGTGGTCTTAAGTATGCCGCTTCTACTATCATATATCTCAGTAAGAAAAAAGAGAAGGATGGAACAGAAGTTGTCGGAAACATTATCAAAGCTAAGACTGCTAAGTCGCGTCTGAGTAAGGAAAACCAAGAGGTTGAGGTTCGTTTGTATTATGATGAACGTGGTCTTGATCGTTACTATGGTCTTCTGGAATTGGGTGAAGAGGTTGGAATGTGGAAGAACGTTGCAGGACGTTATGAGATTGATGGGAAGAAAATTTACGGGAAGGAAATCCTGAAAAACCCAGACCAATATTTTACAGAAGAAGTAATGCAGCAACTTGATGCTGCCGCGAAACAACAATTCTCTTATGGAACGAATTGAGACAACTATTCTCAGAAACCTAATATTTAATGAAGACTACTCACGCAAAGTTATTCCTTTCATACAACCAGATTATTTTGAGCAGAGGTCAGAAAAAACAATTTTTGAGGAGATTGTCCAATTTATTGTTAAGTATGGTTCAGCAATCACAATCGAAGCACTCAACATTGAGATAGAAAACCGAACCGATCTTAATGAAACTGAGGTCAAAGAAATCAGAGAGATTAATTCTTCTCTCAATGACTCCCCAGTAGATTCCCAGTGGTTACTTGATACTACTGAAAAGTGGTGTCGTGATCGTGCTATTTACCTAGCACTTATGGAATCTATTCATATTGCCGATGGTAATAATGAAAAAAAGAATCGTGATGCGATTCCAAGTATTCTCTCTGATGCTCTTGCTGTAAGTTTTGATAACAATATCGGTCACGATTATCTACAAAATTATGAAGAGCGTTATGAGTTTTACCACAGACGAGAAGATAAGATCGAATTCGACCTTGAGTACTTTAACAAAATCACAAAAGGTGGTCTACCTAATAAGACTCTCAATATCGCTCTGGCTGGTACAGGTGTCGGAAAAAGTCTTTTTATGTGCCACGTGGCTTCTTCCGTCTTATTGCAAGGCAGGAACGTTTTGTACATCACTCTCGAAATGGCGGAGGAACGAATTGCTGAACGAATTGATGCCAACTTACTCAATGTCCCAATTCAGCAATTGGTTGACCTCCCTCGTCAAATGTTTGAGAACAAGGTTACAGGTCTATCCAAGAAAACTCAGGGAACTCTTATAATTAAGGAGTATCCGACTGCATCAGCACATAGTGGACACTTTAAGTCACTTCTTAATGAACTTGCACTTAAGAAGTCATTTAGACCTGATATTATTTTCATTGATTACCTTAATATATGTGCTTCCAGCAGGTATAAGTCAAACCTTTCTGTCAATTCATATTCGTACATCAAAGCAATTGCTGAGGAACTTAGGGGCCTCGCCGTTGAGTTTAATGTCCCGATTGTCTCCGCTACTCAGACCACTCGTTCAGGTTATGGTAATAGCGATGTTGAACTTACTGATACTAGTGAGTCCTTTGGTTTGCCTGCTACTGCTGATCTTATGTTTGCCCTTATTAGCACTGAAGAGTTGGAAGGGCTTGGGCAAATTATGGTGAAGCAACTGAAAAATCGATATAATGATCCTACTATCTACAAACGTTTTATTGTGGGTATTGACCGTGCTAAGATGAGACTGTACGATTGCGAACAGTCGGCACAAAAAGATATACTTGACTCTGGAAATGAAGATGAGTATGAAGAGGAACGCAAACCTAAAAAGTCTTTTGAGGGATTTAAATTTTGAAGATAGCATCTCTTCATATTGGACACGATGCATCGCTATCATTTTTTGATGGTCAAAATTTAGCGTTTTTTCTACAAGAAAGATATTCTAAAATTAAGCACGATAGTAATTATTTTTATTGTTTGGAGAAGTTTTTAGATATTGATTGTTATGTTGATATTTTTATAGTATCATCTTTTGATAATAGTATCACTAGAGTTTTAGAAAATGATGGTATCTTTAAAACTTTTTTGGCAACATATAAACAAAAATATGGTCATTCTTTAAATATAATCTTTGATTATTCTCACCATCTTTTTCATTCTTCATTAGCGTTTTATAATAGTGGATTTGATCAATCGATTATTATTGTTGTTGATGGATCTGGAAAAAACGAAGGGTCTATAAGAGAATGTGAGTCTGTTTATGTTGCAAAGTATCCAGATGTTTTTTCTCCTATTTTTAAAAATTATTTAATAACATCTGATAGTTATGAAGACGATTTAAATCGCCTTAGAACTGAAAACCCACAATGTGAATACACTGCAAAAAGTAAATTGGGTGTTGCTGCACTTTATGGGAGTTGTGCTTGTCATTTTGGTGAAGATGAATTATCAGCAGGAAAGATTATGGGATTGCAATCTTATGGTAGAGAAACATTTACAACTTATATAAAAGAAAAGTTTTTTGTTAATGATTCTGATTTTTTTATAGATTATAAAAACTTAAAGTGTTATAACAAGAATATAAAAATTACCAATAAAATTACAAAAGATAATTATGAATTATATGCAAATTATGCAAAAGATTTGCAAATGCAGACTGAGAATGTTATTGTTGAGTTGATTAGAAAATCCATTTATCAAACTGGAATTAAAAAAGTTTGTGTTACTGGTGGATATGGGATGAATGTAATTGCAAATTCGAAGTATAGAAAAGAATTTGAAAATATACAGTTTTATAATGAACCGTTATCTATGGATTGTGGAATATCTTTAGGGTCTTGTTTCTATCATTATAGAAATAATACAAAGGATATGAAAAAGAAACCTATTAGAAACCCGTACTTTCACGGGCAGTTGACAAAAATTAATTAATCGATTAAAATTATGGAGAAAAAAGTTATGGAAATTGTGGAAACCAAACACGTTGATTTTGATAGGTACGCCGAGTTTGTAGATGCTGTAACTTCCGATGCATCTAAAGATTTTCTTGCTCTTTCTGATCGTCTGGTTGAACTGGATGAGAAAGGTGCTAATATTGAGCGACTCCTGACTGCTGCTGTTGGTATCAATGCCGAAGGTGGAGAGTTTATGGAAATCGTGAAGAAGATGGTGTTTCAGGGCAAACCTTACAACGAGGACAACCGTGAGCACCTGATTATTGAACTGGGTGATATTATGTGGTATGTTGCCCAGGCTTGTATGGCACTGGATACTACACTTGATAATGTTGTTGCTCGTAATGTCCAAAAACTTCTCAAGCGTTATCCTGAAGGTGCTTTTGATGTTTACTTCTCTGAAAACCGTGCTGCTGACGACCGATGACTAAAGATAAAAAAGTAACAATCAAAATGGATGCTCGTTGTGCAGCCGCAGTTCGTCAAGTTCTGTTTGAAGCACAAAAAGAATACACTTACGATGAAGTAAGTGTTCCACCTCGTATTACTGATATTCGTACCGTTATCCAGGATATTGATGCTGATCTTGGTGCAGTTTTGGGTGTGTGATGAAAGTTCATGAGTTTTCCCCTTTAGTTGTTTATGAAACAGAGATTCCTGGATTTAAGGATTCTCTGTTAGAACTACATAGTGATCATTCTTTTAATCATGAAAATGGAATGATCACAGGAGAACTCAATGGTAAAGTCTTAGTTCATCAAGATCCAAAATTTAACTCATTTTTTTATCAAGTCAAACTTAAAGTTCAAGAATATATGGACTTTTTAAGTTTCGATCATACTTTATATGATTTAAATTTTGTAAAGAGTTGGTATACCGTATGTACTCCAAAGTACAACGTTCCACCTCATCATCATTCTTGCTCTCATATTAGTTACGTTTACTATTTAAAAACTCCTCCTAACGATCCTCTTTGTTTTAAAATTGATAATCCAAATGAATGGTTTGGGGATGCTTTTTATTTTGCTTTTAAAAGAGACAAATATAATGGTTGGATTCATACTGTCCAACCTTCTGATGAAAGTTTATTAATTTTTCCTGGTAAAATTCAGCATTTTACAAGAGGTCCAAGAACATCCGAAAGAATTTGTATTGCTGGTGACGTACTCTTGACACTTAAGGAAGATATGCTAGACTATGAATCAGGAATGTTACCAAATAAGTATTGGAGTCAATTTTAGCGGGGAATTAGCTCAGTTGGTAGAGCGCCTGCTTTGCAAGCAGGATGTCAGCGGTTCGAGTCCGCTATTCTCCATAAGCCCAAGTGGTGAAATTGGTATACACGCTTGACTTAGGATCAAGTGCTTCGGCGTGGAGGTTCGAGTCCTCTCTTGGGCATACTAAATAAAATTAAAAACTAATGGAAAACTAATGGCAGCATCCAAAGGTGTTGACAACTGGAATAAAAATTGGAAGGGATCAGATCGTTCAACAGTAGTTAAAAAATCTGGACCTTACTACAACTATGGTGAAACTAGATCAATAGGTCTTTTACCTATGGGTGCTAATGTTGTTTATATTGATGCTTTATCAGAATCCCATACAAGAGTCGCAGTAAGATATGGTAAAGATATTGTTTATACTAATGTAGATAATTTAACAAAACCAAAATCTTTATCAACGGTCAATCTGCAACCACAGGCATTTGGTATCGTTGGTAGAGAATTTTCTGTATCTGAATATGTTCGAGAACTGCGAACACAAATACAAAATAGATCTGATATTACTGGTGATTTAGAGACATATTTGTTAGACTTAGTAAATTACTCTTATACAGGAACTGCAAGTTTTGGTGGATATGATATTAGAGATTTACCACTCGCAGATATCATTAAATATTTTGGCGAAGTTCTTGGACCAATTCATTGTTTAAAAAGAGGATTATTGACAAAATTTAATCTTGGTGTTGGATTATCTACTAAGATACTTGTACCAACTACTACAACTGAACCTCTTCTTGACTATTATTTGGTTAAGCAAGATGGTAAAAAAATTCCAATATCAGCAAAATCAACGGGAACATCAAACCCACTTAAAGTTGATATTATAGTTAATAAAATCAAAAACAATCCTACTTTACTAAGAAAGTATCAAAATACTACCGAGTTTAAAATTCTTGATACAATTAATAATAATACAATGATGGATGGTCCTTTTGTTGGTGCAATGTTGTTAGGAGAAATTACCGATCAGGCAGCAGCACTAGCAATTTCTTCTCGTGGTGGAATATTACAGAATACAGCACCATTTCAAAATCTAATTAAAACTGATCCTAGATTGAGTATTCTACCCAAAAACCAAAGACCAACAGCAATGCAATTGTCTTATGTTTGTGAGAAGAAAATAGTGCAATATTCTAGATCTAATTCTGGAAAGTTTACAAATATGATTAAAGATACCCTTGCTGAGGAAATTGTTTTTGTTAAATTATCGATTAATCCTATGACCAAAACTCCACAATTTGAAGCATTAAAGGCTAGCGGGTCATATGGAATTGGTCTTGTTAAGTTGAGATCTAAAAATGGATATGCTTCTAAATCTGACAAACTTGGGTTCCAGTTGTGAAACTGTCCACTCCCCCACCGCATCCGACGAATATTAGACTATAATACCAGTATGGCAAAGAACACACACCTCGAACATTTAGAAGACGACATCCTGAATCAGGGATCTCAGGGAGGAATGAATGCGATTGCATTTCTCCGTGAATTGGGAAATTTTTTATATCGTCAAAGATCTAATGTTACCATTACAACCAAGTGGGACGGTGCTCCTGCAGTTGTTTGTGGAAAAGATCCAGAAACTGGTAAATTTTTTGTGGGAACAAAATCTGTATTTGCAAAAACTGAACCTAAGATTTGTTTTACTCAAGATGATATCACTAAGTTTTATGGTGAAGAAGGTCAACTGGCACAAAAACTTAGAAAGTGTTTGGAACTTTTGCGTTATCTAAACATTGAAGGTGTTCTTCAGGGTGATTTACTTTTTACTAATGATAAAGTTCAGAGAGTTATCAATGGTGAAAATCTAATTACGTTTAGACCTAATACAATTACTTATGCCGTTCCAACGGGTTCTAATCTTGGTAAAGAAATTGACAATGCTGATTTGGGAATTGTTTTTCATACTCGTTATACTGGACCGTCAATTTCTGAGATGTCAGCAAGTTTTGGTGTCAATGTAGATACGCTAACGAAAACACCTTCTGTTGCAGTATTTTCGTCTACATTTAAAGATGCCAGTGGAGTTGCTACTTTTGATCCTGTGCAATATAGAAACTATATTGCTGCAGTAAATCGTGCAGAGGGTTCTCTTCGCCAAGCATCTGCTTTTCTTGATGTTCTTCGTGAAACGGGAACTTCTAAGTTTATGATGGCAACATTGTTTAAACAGTATTTTAATACCTACATTAAAAGTGGTGAGGGTGTGAGAAATACTCGGGATGTTGCCAGCAATTTTGCAAGATATTATATCCAACTTTTGGATAAAGAAATTATGTCAAAAAAGACAAAATCGGCACAAGATAAATACCTACAAATGAAGAAAGAAGGTCTTGCTTTCATTAGCAAAAATGATAATGCCATTTATATGACAGTGGCATCTTATATTAACCTTCAGACTGCAAAGAAGATGATCATTAATCAATTAGCAAAGGTTAATACTTTGGGAACTTTCCTTCAGACCGATGATGGTTTTAAGGTAACTGCACCAGAAGGGTTTGTTGCTATTAAAGATGGTGCGGCACTAAAACTCGTAGATAGGTTAGAATTCAGTAGAGCAAACTTTACTATTGCTAAGAATTGGGATAGGGGAGATACAAAAGAATGAAAAAATTCTTTACATTTTTACAGGAAGCAGTTTCTAGTCAAGCAGTCCAACAAGCAACCCGTATGGGATTGCAAAGTGATGGGCACGGAGGGTGGTATAAAGATGGTGAGTTTGTTGCAAAGACTGTAAAAGGAAAGTTAGTATTTTATAATAAAAGACAATCTGTAGGTGGCAAAGATCCTGCACAAACACCAAAAGAAAAAAATATTTCTGATCCAAACTTTGCAGATCCTGCACTTCAACAACAGCAAGTATCTGCACAAGCACCTGTAGATCCAAATGCACAAATAGATCCTGCTACAGGTCAACCTGTTCAGGCAGCACCTCCTCCACCACCAATTCCTGTTCCCCCACCTGTAGAAAAAACAAAAGGAACTCTAACAATTGCTTTTGGTAGATTTAATCCTCCAACTGTTGGTCATCAACAGTTGATGGACACTGTTGCCAGTGCTGCTGGAGAGGAAGATTTTCTAATCGTTCCTTCTCGTAGTCAAGATAAGAAAAAAAATCCTCTTGATGCTGATACAAAAATTGCTTATATGCAAAAAATGTTTCCCCAATACGCTGGAAATATTGTAAACGATCCTAATACAAGAACTATTTTTGATGTTTTAAAGAAGGCACATAACGATGGTTATGCAAATATCAGAATCGTTGGTGGCGCAGACAGAGTTAAAGAATTTGATAAATTAGCAAATAATTATAATGGATCGTTGTATCAGTTTGATGGCATTGAAGTTGTTTCTGCTGGAGACAGAGATCCTGATGCGGAAGGTATTGAGGGAATGTCTGCATCCAAGTTGAGACTTGCTGCATCTGAAGGTGATTTTCTAACATTTAGAGGTGGTCTTCCCGATACATTGAGTCGTAAAGAAGCATTAGAACTTTTCTATAACATTAGAAACTCTATGGGAATTAAAGAGGGTGTTGAGGTTTGGGAAATCGCACCAAAGTTTGATGCTCAAACTTTAAGAGAAAATTACTTGAGTGAAACTATTTTTAGAATAGGATGTTTTGTAGAAAACTTAAATACTGGACTTGTTGGACGTATTATTCGTAGAGGTACAAATTATTTGATTTGTGTTACTGAAGATAATATTATGTTTAAGTCTTGGATTAAGGATGTTTCAGAAGCATACACTGAAAAGAAAATGGAAAGAATAATGAGAGATAAAAAACATCCAAATACATTAGTTGGAACTGGTGGATATTTTAAGTATGCACTGAAACAAACTCCAGGATCTGATATGGGTTCTGATAACCTTGCATCAGGTCAAACTTCATATATCAAAAAATTCCTAAATAAGTATAGGAAAAAGTAAGTAATCAACAATCTTCCAATGAGTAAAAATATTTTTGAGGAATTACCTTCCCGTAAAGGCACTCCAATTGAAGCGCGTTCAGAAGCACGTCCACAACCTAAGGGTGATGGTGAAGAGCGCGAAGGAAAGAAAGGAGCAGGTGCTTCTGATGTGGAGCAAGGTGCTGATCCAAAAGCAAAATCGGATAAGCGTATTCGTCAAGCAGTCTATGACATCCGTTATCGTGCTAGAAGAGAAGATATTACTCTTGGTCAAGCAGTATCACAATACTTATCTAATAGTAAGTTAACCCCACAGGAACAAGCTGCTGTTAAAGCGCAGCTCAAGGAAGAGTATGAAGTATCAGAAATGATTTCTGATGCTACAGCAAATGCTCTTTATAGAGTATTTGTTATGAATGAAAAAGAAGAAGTTAATCCTTCTCAAGAATATATTGAAGAATTAAAGGCAACTCCAGAAAGGAAGTATCACGTTAGAGTTACGGATAAAAATACTGGAAAGACTTATTATAGATATGCAACTCGTGAAAAAATCAATCAACTCAGAGCAAATCCAAATATTCGCTCAGTTGAGATGTTGGATAAGATGCAAGCAACATATGGTAAACCACCATATGAGGGTGAGAAGAAGCGTGGAGAACAAACTGCAAGAGTAAAGGCAGGTAAGGGACTTGATCCTGTAGGGCAGGAAGATAAAGATATTGATAATGATGGTGATCATGACAAGAATGATAAGTATCTTCTGAATCGTCGTAAGAAAATCGGTAACGCAATTGCAACTCGTAAAGAAGATTTTATTTGGCAAGAAGAGACAACCAGCACTGAAGGTCAAAACGCAAAAAAGATTACTGGAAAGGGAGTAGATAACTACTCTACAGGTGTTGTAAAAGTATCACCAAATGAAGATTCTGGAGTCAAAAAAGAAGAATATTCTTCATCTGGTTTAAGAAGATTTCATTCTGCACTTCAGTTTGAAGCAACTATGACTTCTGCTGAAAAGAAAGAAGAGGGTAAACTAAAAAAGAAGTATGATCCTTCTGGTATGAAGGCATCGATGAAAAAGCAGTATGGTGAAAAGAAAGGTAAGCAAGTTTACTTTGCTACCATCCGTAAGCAAGCAATGCAAAATGCTCACTACGAATTCGAAGACGGTACTCTTCTTGATGAAATGGGAATGCCTATTTTGGGTGTAGTTAAGAAAGATGATGAACCAAAACTCAAAAAGAGTGAAGGTGGATGTGAAGATTCTAGAGAAATTCCAACCAAAATGAATTTGGTTAAGAATAAGTTCCGTGCTATGGGACTAAAAATGTCTTATGAACCAAATGGAACTACAATTTCTGAAAGAGAATTTGATGAACCAGGTGAGGAAGATTGGAGACCAGATGTTCGTGCTCATAATAGAGCAGTAGGATATAAACCTTATAAAAGAGGAACTCGTCGCCCAAGACCAGAAAATCCAGGTCCAGGATCTCAAGCAAAACCTGCCGATTGATAAATAGGCCAGGATACTCTTCACACGGAGGTCATTATGTCCGCACTAGTAGCATGGTGTCTTGCTAATCAAACTTTGATCGCAACTGTTCTTTTTGCAGTTTCGGAAGCACTGGGAGCAAACCCAAAAGTCAAATCAAATGGAATTCTTTCGCTCATCCTTATTCAGGCTCAAGCAGTACTGAAAAAGAAGGGTGCTACGGATTTAACTCCTTGAGTTAAAAAACTCATAATATATTGGAGACCGTAACTAAAGGTCTCCTTTTTTTATAAATATCAATATAAAAGAATTATAGGTAAGGAAACATGTCTCTTTGGGGCAATAAAGATGCATTAACGACTGCACTGACAGGTACAATTACCATCAATCTCAACAATGGTGTTGTAACTGGAAGTGGCAGTAATTTCGTCACCGCTGGAATTGCCACTGGTGACATCATTTATGTTGGAACAGGTGGAACTTTCGGACAAGCAGTTGTTGGTGTTGTAACCTCTAATACTAGTATTACAATCGGATCTACTCAATTCCTAATTCCTAATGCAGGATCTGGAATTGTTGGTGCTGCTTATACCGCAACTCAAAAACCAAAATATACACTTCAGGATGGTCAATACGGAACACCTGATGCAAAAACTGGCAGATGGTCTGCTGTAGTTGGTGTAAGCACCGCTGAAGTAGGAATCGCTAATACTGCAACAGGAAACGCACGTAAGTATGCACCTGCTCACGCTGGATGGGTTGGAGTTACAACCTACAATGATAACGCAGGTAATCTAAGAGTTAAGACTGAAGTATTGGTAGCAGGAAGCACCATTACTAATGATGCCAACGCTGACGATACTAGATATCCTGATACCTGATAGTATGATATGAGATTTGATGAGTTGAATGAAAATAACTATTTGTTATTTGCTATAAAATTCTATGACAATCCACAATCTCTTACTAGAGAAGATTTTGAGGATGATTTGAAACGTTTTAAATATGTCAAAAGACTTTTAAAACGTTATAAAAATACTGGTGTTTTGAAGACTCATCTCATCTTAAATCATCTTACAGTTTTGTTTAATGTATTTGATGATGCAGCAGTTCCTCTGTTATTTTATAATTTGGAATCTGATCTTTGGCCAGCAATAAAAAGTTTTTTACTTTTTTTGCATAGAATACCAGAGTTTCCTCGAAGTGGTATTCACGATATTATAGAAGATGATTATTGTCTGACACAACTTCAACAAATCTAATGAACATCGATAAAATTATTTCTATTGTTAGAGATTTAAAAGAAGAAGCGATAGCAGCACCAACTAATTCTGTTGGTGGTGGTCAGATTGCTGGTACAAAAGAAGCAGGTGATGATCCACCTGTTGACTTGAGAAGAGGTAAAAGAAGAAATTGGAATCCATTTTTTAAAGACCTTGTAAGAAGGAATAGAAAAAAGAAAAAGAAAAGGGGAGGATGAAGTGGCTTTCGGTCTCGAAAAACTAGCAGTTCTTGAATCAAAACTCGGTATTTATGAAGACCTATCAAAAGAGATGCTCGACAAGCTGGAAAGAGCTGTTGCGTCTATTAGTGAAAGCAGCAACAGAGTAGCAATTATTCTAGAACGACACGAAGCACGTTTGGATGAAAGTGATAAGAATGACCAGTTGATTGTCAATATGCTTAATGATGTAAAAGAAAATATCGGTAAGAGATTGGATAATTTAGAGACAAGAGTCAATGATCTTGCCACGTTTAGGTGGATTGCTACAGGTATTGGGTCGGCGGCAGTTTTAATTATCGGTTCGGCACAATTTTTTGGTAATCTTCTATTGACCACACAACAGCAACCTGCTACAATAGAAAGAGCGAAGTAAAGCACCTTTATAATGGATTTGATTGACTCCAAGTACATTGGACTCGTTTCGTCACGCTTACAAAAGTTTAAGAGAGTCAAGGCAGATCTCTACAACTTCCGCTGCCCACTATGTGGCGACTCTCAGAAGAATAAAAACAAGACAAGAGGATACATTTATCCTGTCAAGAACAACACGAACTTTAAGTGTCACAACTGCGGTGCAAGTTTATCCTTTAATAATTTTCTCAAAGAGTTAGACCCTACGCTTCATAAGCAATACACGCTGGAGAAATTTAAGGAGGGGCATACTGGTAGAAACTTTGTGGTTGAGGAACCCAAGTTTGAGTTTGTGAAACCAGTCTTTAAAAAGAAACTGGACCTACCCAAAGCATCGGAAATACCAATCGCCAAACAATACCTAGAAAAAAGACGACTTGATCCCGAAAAGTTTTATTTCGCTGACAAATTTAAAGAGTGGACTAACACTCAAAAGGTTACATTTGACACTATCGGTAGGGATGAGAGTCGCATTATTATACCAATGTATGATATAGACTCCAACCTGATAGGTTTTCAGGGTAGGGCACTTGGTCCCTCTCCCAATAAATACATCACTGTGATGCTCTCTGATGAATCGCCCAAACTTTATGGACTGGAGAAAGTGGATTCTTCGGAACCCATTTACATCGTTGAGGGACCCTTTGACTCCACGTTTATCAAAAATGCTGTTGCTATGTGTGGGTCCGACGTTGATATTAGGTCGTTTAATTGGAGCGATTATATTTACGTTTTTGATAACGAACCACGTAACCGAGAAATCGTCAACCGAATATCAAAAACCATCAACAGAGGAGACAAAGTAGTCATCTGGCCAACAAGTATTCAGCAGAAAGATATCAATGATATGGTGCTCGCTGGACTTAACGTTATGGATGTGTTAAAATCAAATACATACACAGGTTTAGAAGCAAAAATTAAGTTTAACAATTGGAAGAAGGTATGAGCAACGGAACGAAAGTCGTTAAGAGAAATGGTAAAACTGAACCCCTTGATTTAAATAAACTCCACGTTATGGTGGAAGAAGCCTGCAAAGACCTAGCAGGTGTATCAGCATCTCAGGTAGAGATGCAATCAGGCATCCAATTTTATGATGGCATCACCACCGCAGAGATTCAGGAGATTCTGATTCGTTCTGCTTCTGACCTGATTGATCTAGATCACCCTAACTATCAATTCGTCGCTGCCCGTCTGCTTCTATTTGCCCTCCGCAAGCAGTTGTTTGGTCGTATGCACGATTGCCCCACTGTCAAGCAGCACGTCCTTCGTGCCGTTGGTAGAGGTGTCTATGACGCAGAAATCCTTGACCTGTATACCGATGAAGAGTTTGATAAACTTGAGTCGTTCATTGATCATAGTCGTGACTATCTGTTTACTTACGCAGGTCTACGTCAAGTCGTTGATAAGTATCTCGTGCAGGACAGAAGTTCTAACGAACTTTACGAAACGCCACAATTTATGTACCTTCTGATTGCGGCAACAATCTTTTCCAAGTATCCTAAAGAAACACGTTTAGATTACGTGAGGAAGTACTACGATGCAATCTCCAAGCACAAAATCAACATTCCTACGCCAATCATGGCAGGTGTTAGAACCCCACTTCGCCAATATGCAAGTTGCGTTCTTGTTGATGTTGATGACACCCTTGATAGCATCTTCAGCTCTGATATGGCAATTGGTCGCTATGTTGCACAAAGAGCAGGAATTGGTATCAACGCAGGTCGCATCAGGGGCATCAACTCTAAAATCAGAGGTGGAGAAGTTCAGCATACAGGCGTTGTCCCTTTCCTCAAGAAGTTTGAAGCAACTGTCCGATGCTGCACTCAAAATGGCATCAGAGGTGGATCAGCGACTGTCCACTTTCCAATCTGGCACCAAGAAATAGAAGATATCCTAGTATTAAAAAATAACAAAGGAACCGAAGATAATCGTGTTCGTAAGTTAGACTATTCTATCCAAATCTCCAAACTCTTCTATGAACGCTTCATCCGCAACGAAGAGATTTCTCTCTTCTCTCCCCACGCCGTTCCTGGTCTGTATGATGCTTTTGGGACTGATGGATTTGACGAGTTATATGTTCGTTATGAACGAGATGAGTCTATTCCAAGAAAAACTATCGCTGCTCAAGAACTCTTTCTGGACCTCCTGAAGGAGAGAGCAGAGACTGGTCGTTTGTATATTATGAACATCGATCATTGCAACTCTCACTCTTCCTTTATGGATAAGGTTGAGATGAGCAACCTGTGCCAAGAAATTACACTACCAACTAAACCTATTCAACATATTGATGATCCCGATGGTGAAATTGCTCTTTGTATTCTTTCTGCTATCAATGTTGGCAAAATCAGGGATAATGAGGATCTCCAAGTTCTTTGTGATCTTGCTGTTAGGTCTCTTGATGAGCTCATTGATTTTCAGGGATACCCCGTCAGAGCAGCAGAAATCGCCACTAGAGCGCGTCGATCACTTGGGGTGGGGTTCATCGGTCTAGCACACTATCTCGCCAAGCACGGGGAGCATTATGATGATCCTGGTGCCTGGAAATTAGTCCACAATCTAACTGAGGCATTCCAGTATTATCTGATTGATGCAACAGTAAATCTTGCCAAAGAAAAAGGTCCGTGTGAATATTCTCATAGAACCAAGTATGCTCAGGGAATTCTTCCGATTGATACATACAAGAAGGACGTTGATGAAATAGTTCCAAATGAGCTTAAGTATGATTGGGAGTCGCTTCGTGAGCGCGTCAAACAGTACGGTGTACGGAACTCAACACTGTCCGCACAGATGCCATCGGAGAGCAGTTCCGTTGTGTCAAATGCAACCAACGGAATCGAACCTCCTCGCGGATACTTGTCCGTTAAGAAGAGTAAGAAGGGACCCCTTAAGCAAATTGTTCCCCAGTATCAAACACTTAAGAACAATTATACGCTTCTGTGGGATATGCCTAGCAATCGCGGGTATATCAATATTGTTGCTGTTATGCAAAAATTCTTTGATCAAGCGATTAGTGGAAACTGGTCCTATAACCCGCAAAATTATCCAGATAATGAAGTCCCGACTTCAGTAATGGCACAGGACCTTTTAACTACATATAAGTACGGATGGAAAACATCCTACTATCAAAATACTTATGATCATAAGACTGATGAAGTTGAAGAAACCAAACAGTCTCTTGAAGATTTAATTTCTCAACTAGAAAACGCAGAGGAGGAAGATTGTGAGTCTTGTAAGATTTAAAACAGGTTTGGAGGAAAAACCAATGGTCGAATCAATGACCGTTTTTAACTCCCAAGAAGTAGACACCAAAAAGCAACCTATGTTTTTTGGTCAACCACTAGGAATACAAAGATATGATTCTTACAAATATCCAATCTTCGATAAACTAACAACACAGCAACTGGGTTACTTCTGGAGACCCGAAGAAGTTTCTCTTCAAAAAGACCGTAGCGATTATCATATGCTACGCCCAGAGCAAAAACACATCTTTACCAGCAACCTTAAGTATCAGGTGATGCTGGACTCCGTTCAGGGTCGTGGACCTGGTATGGCATTTGCTCCATACTGTTCACTGCCTGAACTGGAAGCGTGTATGAAGGTATGGGAGTTTATGGAGATGATCCACTCTCGTTCATACACTTATATCATCAAGAATGTTTACTCAGACCCATCTGAAGTCTTTGATACGATTCTCAAAGAGGATCGCATTATGGAACGTGCCGTGAGTGTCACTCAGGCATACAACGATTTCATCAACAGTGCTCAGCATTATGGAACTTCCCATGAATGGCTTCATGCGTTAGAACAAGTACCATACGCACAAGAGGCAAGGTATGAACTCAAGAGAAAACTATTCAGAGCAGTTGCAAACGTTAATATTCTTGAAGGTATTCGCTTTTACGTCAGCTTCGCTTGTAGTTTTGCGTTTGGCGAACTCAAGCTTATGGAAGGAAGTGCAAAGATCATCTCGCTGATTGCCCGTGATGAGAATCAACACCTAGTTATCACTCAAAACATTCTGAACAAATGGAAAGAAGGTGATGACCCTGATATGGCACGTATTTCCAAAGAAGAAGAGCAGTGGTTCTACAAGACCTTTGAGAACGCTGTCAATCAGGAAAAACTCTGGGCAGAGTATTTGTTTAAGAATGGTTCGATGATTGGTCTGAATGACAAACTGTTGCAACAGTATGTCGAATGGATTGCGAACCGTAGAATGAAAGCAATTGGACTTAAGCCACTTTATGACATTCCAGCAAAAAATAATCCACTTCCTTGGACTGAACATTGGATTTCTTCTAAGGGTCTTCAAGTTGCCCCACAAGAAACCGAAGTCGAGTCCTATATCGTCGGTGGAATCAAACAAGATGTTACCAAAGACTCCTTCGCAGGATTCCAACTTTGAGTGGGATATCGAAGCACAATTAGATGCTTACCGAAAGGCAGCAGAGTATGATGATTTCCTTTTCGGGGATTTCGATTATGAAAAAGAATGGTTGGGTAAAACTCAAGATGATGTGAAATGAGGGTCAAAAGACCCTCTTTTTTTATAAATAAATTTATAAAGAACTAAAAAAAGAAAAAATGTCTAGACTTACAGGTAGTGAAGTTGCTAATTTGATGCAGGCATATAGTGCTGTTCATAACAATAATCTTCGTGAAGAGATTCTTTTCGAAGAGTTTTTAACTGAAGAGTTTATTCTTGAGGCTTATCAGTACGTTGCCGATTTTCTTGTAGCAGAAGGGCACGTTCCTGGTTATGAGACTGCCGAACTCTTTATGGCAGAAATGGATGAGCATTGGATTGATGAAATCCTCTGTGATTATGGTCTGTATCTGAATGAAGGTCCATTTAGTAATTTTGCTAATACTGTAGTTGGTGGTGTAAAGAGAGCAGGTTCTGCTGTTGCTGGTGGTGTAAGAAGAGCTGCTGGCGCTGCTGATAGAGGAGTTGCTGCTGCTGGATCTGCTGTTAGAACTGCTGGACAAGTTGCTACAGGAGCAGCACAAAGAGCAGGTTCTGCTGTTGCTGGAGCAGGTAGAGCAGCTGCTGGGGCAGCACAAAGAGCAGGGCAGACTGCAGTTGGCGCAGCACAAAGAGCAGGTGGAGCAGTTGCTAGAGCAGCAACTCCTGTTGCTCAGGCAGTGAAAGGAACCGCTCAGAGAGCAGTTGCTGCTGGTCAAAGTGCTCTTGGATCTGCTGGAAGAGCGGTTCAGGGTGCTGGACAAGCAGTAGTGGGAGGAGCACAAAGAGCTGGTGCTGCCGTTGCTGGCGCTGCCCAAGGTGCTGCTCGTAGAGTTGGTCAAGAAATTGAGATTTCAAGAAGAGTTGGTGCTGGTCAACCTATCGGTGGAACTCCTGCAAAAGTAGCACCTAAAGCAGCGGGTGGAACTGCTGCAACTAAACCAGCACCTCAACAACGTGTTATGAGAGATGGTTCTGCAGCAGGAAAACCCGCTGCCGCTCCTGCTGCTAGACCTGCCGCTGCTGCTCCTGCCGCGGCCCCTGCTGCTAAACCCGCTGCAGCTACTCCTGCTCCTGCTCCTGCTGCTGCAGCACCTGCTAAGAGACAATCTCTTGCTTCACAAGCAGCAGAACTTCGCCAAATGAGAGCAGCATCACAAGCAAGACAAGGTGTGGTTAATGCACATTATGAAGTAGAAGGTGATTTGATTGATGAAACAACTTTATCAGCAAAGGCAGCAAGAGCAGGTAAAGATATTGGTAAACCTGGAAAGCAATTTGCAAAAATTGCTAAAGAAGCAGGTGAGCGTTATGGTTCTGAAGAACGTGGTAAGAAAGTTGCTGGCGCTGTTTTAGCAAAAATGAGAGCAAAGGCAAATCTTGCAAATTCTTATGAAGCAGAAGGTGAAGATATTCACGAAATTCCTCTAGTAGTTGCTGCACCTTTAGCAGCTGGCGCACTTTATGCTGCTGGCAAAGGTATGGAAGCAATGAAGAAAAAAGTAGATGCAAAAATTGATAGAGCGAGAAAAACTTCTCCAATTGGTGGTGATAGAAGAGTTCCTCAAATGAATTCATATCAACCAGATAATTTTGATTTCATTCTTGAGTATCTTGTTGCTGAAGGACACGCTGATACTAATGAGCAAGCAATTGCTCTGATGGCAAATCTTACTCCTGATCAAATTCAGGGTATTATTGAAAATTCTGATGAGGATTCAGCCAGAAAAAGATATAACGCATTGGGTGGTGATGCTAATGCAAAACGACTTGGAGTAGTGGATAGTAGTGGAAGAGTTCTCAGTCCCGATGAAGCTTCAGCCAGAAAAAGATATAACGCATTGGGTGGTGATGCTAATGCAAAACGACTTGGAGTGGTAAAATAAGTTCACTTCCCAAACTGATACATAAGAGGGTTTCACCACCCTCTTTTTTTATAAATATTTCTATAAAAGCACCAGAATATTTTAAGATGTCAAGTTTTAACTTAGAGGATATTTCGTATCTTTACGAACACATTGCGACTCAAGATCAATCATCGCTTGATGAAACTTCAGATTATTATGACGAAGAACTTGCAAATCTTGTTGAGGATATTTTCTCAACGATTGCATATAATATGATTGCGAGTGGTCATACTGCTGAGGGAGTTGTTGGGTTTCTAACGAATTCTTCCGAAACAGATATTCTCGAATACTATATGAACCCTCCTGTGATTTCTGAGGGCACAGTTTCTGAAGAGCATATCGAAACGGAACTCGCAAGACTTGATGAAGGTCTTGGTGGAATAGTAAGCGGATTAAAACTTCTTGGTAAGGGTGCAATGAAAGCAGTTGCTCCTGCCGCAAGAACTGCTAAAGTTGCACTCAAAAGAGCTGCTGGTCCTGGTGTTAGAAAGGCACTCGGTGGTGCAGTAGGTAAAGTAAAAGATATTGCTGCAAAAGTTGCACCAAAACTTCCTGGAATTGCAAAAGGTGCTCTCGCTTTAGGTGCTGGAGTTGGAGCTGGATATCTAGGTGCAAAACTTACTGGCGGCGGCGCTGGCAAATCCAAGGATCAACCAGGAACTAGTGGTCCTCAAACAGTAGCAGCTGCTGGTGGTAAAGGTGGCAAAGTTACCGTTGGTAAAGAATATGATGCTGTTCTAGGTGGTAAAAAAGGAAAAGTAACTTACTCACAGTCGGGTGAAAAGTTCTTTAAGCAAACTGAGAAAGGTACTCCTGCTTCACCATCTACCCCATCAGGTTCTGGTTCTGGTGCTGGAACACCACCATCGAAACCACCTAAATCGCAAAAACCAACAAAACCAGTAAGTCAATTATCACCTGGTGGTAGAAAAGGTAACGAGGAATTAGAAGGGAAAACTTTCCCAACAAGAAAAACTGCAGGTGGAACTGAATATGAAGTAAGAACTCCAACCAGAGCAGAAATGGAAGCATCTAAAGCTGCTGGTGGTGGTGAAGCAGGAGTAAAGGCTGCTGCAGAAAGAGGTAGCAAATTAATGGGTGGTCCAGAAGGTCCTGGACAAATTGATACAAAATCAGTAGAAGCAGATATTAAAGCAGCACAAGAAAGAGATAAAAGAAAAGCAGAACAAAAAGCTTCAGAATCATCTACTAAAAAAGAATCATATGATGCTTTTGATGTAGTTCTTGATTATCTTTTTGAGACCAATCAAGTTGATACTCTTGCAGAGGCATCTTATGTAATGATGGAAATGGATTCTGATGTAATCCAGTCTATTGTTCTAGAGCAAGCTGGATATCTTGCTGATGAATATAATTTTATTGTTGAGGGTCTTATTGCTGAAGGGTATGATTTGTCTGAGTATACTGAAGACGAATTTATTGATATTCTTATTGCTGAGAATATCTTACCAGCATTAGGTAAACTAATTGTTGGTATTAATAAGGCAAGAGGGGCGGTTTCCGCAGCTGCTAAGAGTCCAGCGACTAAGCAATTAGGCAAAACTCTAAAAAAAGCAGCATCAGATTTTGGTAAGGGATTTAAAGGAACTGGTAAAGGTGGAGCACTTGTTAAGTCTCCTGGTGGAGCGATGACAAAGGCAGGAAAACCTGGAGCACTTGTTAAGTCTCCTTCTGGCGCTTTAACATCAGGTGCAAAACCTGGAAAAATGGTTGATGCATCCATTAAACCAGTAAATGTTAGTGTTGTTGGTGGTGGAGCAAAAGGTGCAGGCGGTCGTGCTGCGGCAGCAGCTGCTCCTGCTGGTGGAGGTGGTGGAGGAGCAGCTGCTGGTGGATCTGCTGGAGGTGGTAGAGGTGGAGCAATCGTTCCATCACCTGGTGGCAAAATGACCACAACTGGTGGTAAGAGTGGTGCTTTAGTTGCTGGTACTACTGCAACTGGAGTTGCTAAAGCAGCAAAAGGTGCTGCTGCAGCACTTGGTAAAGGTGGTGGAGGTGGTAGAAAAGCACTTCTCGCTGCAGGACTTTTAGGTGCTGGTGCCTTAGGTGCTGGTATGCTTGCTGCAGGTGTTGCTGGTAAGAAAGAAGCTCCAAGAAGAAAAGAAGCACTCGTTGGTTCTCAGAACGCCAAAAAACCACTGACTGCAACTCCAGAGAATATGAAAACCGCTGCAAATGTAAATAAGCAAGGTGGTATTGCTCTAGGTAAAGGTGGACTTGGTTATCTTGCTAAAAAAGGTGACAAAATGGTTATTAAACAAGCAAAAGCAGTTGGTGCAGACGATGGAATCATCGGTAAGGCAGCACGTGCGCTTGGTTTAACTAAAGCAAAAGATAAGGCGATTGAGGCACAAAGACAGGCAGCAGGACGTAAGAACAGAGAGGCATATCTCTCTGGACAAGAACTAACTGATAAGAATATTACTGGTTATCAAGTAAAAGGTGCCAAGAGAAAGGGTGAAGTAACAGGAACAAAAATTAAAATGGATAATAAGTGATCCTATCCTAACATAATTTTTGGGGGTTGACAAACCCCCTTTTTTATTGCTAGAATCGCTTTGCTAGGGTTAAAGATAAATAATAGCTCATAAAGATTCTTAGTATGAGTTATGAAAACCCTTGGAGATTCAATGGGGAAATTTTTGAGTCTTCTGATATTCAAGATTATTTTGGTTTCGTTTATCATATTTACTGCAATAAAACTGGTCGTAGTTATATTGGTCGAAAGTATTTCTGGAGTTTCCGCACACCAAGAGGAAAATCTAGAAAAGTTAAGGAAGAGTCCGATTGGAAAAGATATTACGGTTCCTGTCCTGAACTCAAATCCGATATTAACATTTGGGGAAAAGCATCCTGCGACAGAACAATACTTAGCCTCCATAAAACAAAAGGACAATGTAACTTTGAAGAAACCAAACAGCTTTTCCTAAATAATGTGTTGACAGAGGCTCTTGACTCTGGAGAACCTGCGTATTATAATTCGAACATATTAGGTCGCTATATGCGAAAGGATTATTTCTATGCAAACTCTAGAGACGACTCTGAAGCAATCTCATGATTGGGCACTTGATCGAATTCATTTTCTGTGTGAAAACAAAGATTATGAAGACGCATACTCAATTCGAATTGAGTTTTGTGAGTGGTTAAACCCTGATATTGAAGAACATGATATTGTTTCACTAGAGTACATAGGAGAAGAAGAAGATGACCCTAGATCTTCATAACTTTTTTAAATTTTATGATGAAAATAATGAGAATCACGTAGCAGCAGTCCAATGGTTGGAAGATAAACTTCCAGAAAAATTCCTAGATGACGCAGAGACTGACTGGATTGGTATTTTCAGAACAAAACCCCCAACTCCAGAAGTTCTTGCTGTTCCATATTTTAACCAAGTAGACAACTACAGAGATGCACATAGAACTTGCAATAGTTCATCGTGCGCCATGTGCCTTGCGTTCCTTAAGCCAGGAAGCATCAAAGGCGACGATGAATATGTCAAGAAAGTATTTGCGATTGGTGACACGACTGACCATGCGGTACAGACCAAAGTTCTCGCAGGTTATGGAGTTAAGTCACACTTTAGTTACAATCTTTCTTTTGCTGATATTGATAAAAGTCTTGACGCTGGGAAACCTGTCGTTATTGGTATTCTCCACCGTGGTTCTCTATCTGCACCTACTGGTGGGCACATGTGTGTTGTAATCGGCAAGACCCCAGATGGCAAAGGATACTATGTAAATGATCCATATGGTTCATTAAATGATAATTATACTGGTCCTGTAACTAACGGTAAGAAGACAATTTATACCAAGGCAGTTCTCAAGCATCGTTGGTGTCCAGGAGGTAATGATGGGTGGGGAAGGATCTTCGACTGAGTTTAAGAAAAAAATTCTGGAAGAAGTGAAGAAACTCACAAATCACGGTAAACATAAAGAAGCAAGTGAATTATTCAACATATACTTTCCAAATATAGGAGGCAACAATGGCAAAAATTGATTTACACAACTTCTTCAAGTTTTATGACGAGAAGAATCCCAACCACGTCAAAGCAGTTCAGTGGTTAGAAGATAATCTTCCTGTTGATTATCTTGGTGATAATGTAGAGTGGGCAGAGATTTATCGCGGAAAAAAGACTAGTGCTGCACCAGCCCCTGCCGCTGCTGCAGCTCCTGTAACTGGTGGTGATG